ATGATACAAGTACGAGTAAATGAATTATTAAAAAAACAAAAGAAAACAAAATATTGGTTTGTAAAAAATATGGAAGGAGGTTATCAATCACTTACTAGAATGATGAACAATGAAACAAATAGTATTAGATTTGATACTTTAGAAAAAATGTGTGATTTATTTGATTGTGAAATTGGAGATATTATTGTAAGAAAGAAAGGAAAAAGAAAAAAATGAGTAAACTTATCAAACAATATGAAGAATTGAAGAAAAAAGACCCTAAAAAAATCTATATATTTAAAGTTGGAATTTTCTATAATATATTAAATGAGGATGCTAAAATAGTTTCAAATTCCATTGGTCTAAAATTAACTGATTTAGGTCCAAATATAATAAAATGTGGTTTTCCTATCTCCCAAATAGATAAATACACATTATTATTAAAAAATAATAATATTTCATTTGAAATAATTGAAAATTTTGCATCCCCAAATCAAAACACTTCTTATACTAATATTATTAATAAAATACAAAATATTGATTTAAATAACACTACATGTAAAGAAGCTTTTGATATATTATATAATATACAACAAAATTTAAAAAATATACAATAGGAGGAATATTTCCTCCTATTTTTTAATATTTATGAACTAATTTACAATATTTTAAATTTACCCATCCAGATGGAGTTCTAGCCCAATCTCCATTTATCTCGTATGTATCAAAGCGAGTTCCATTTGTATATGCTTTTTTAATTCCATAATTAGTTCCAGGTCCAGAACGAACATTTAATCCTGAAGAAGTATTTACAACATATAATCCTAATGAAAAACCATTATTGTTAGTATTATTTGTACTTTTTACATTGTTTGAATTTTTGGTTGTGTAAGACAATGATATCCATCCTGCTCCACTTTTTAATTTTCCCCAACCGTTATTTTCTTCAACAATAGTATATACTTCATTCTTTTTAACAGTTGTATTAATTCCATAATTAATTCCAGGTCCAGAACGAACATTTAATACTGATGCTGTTATTTTTACAGTATATCCACTTTGATTTATATTTGATGGATTAGATACTATTGGTGTTCCTGTTACAGCTTGTCCTGTAATCTTTTTGTATTCTTCTCTAATCATATTATAAAATCTTTCAAGTCCATTATCTAATGTCCTATGAGGACAATATTTTCCACTTCTATTTTGATGTGTTCCTATAGTATGTCTTTCATCTGTTATATTATTTAGATTCCACCCATATTGATTCATTAAATAGGCTATTCTTTCTGCAGCATTTTGTTCTGCTTTATTAAATCTATCTCCACCTGATTTAGAATAACAAATTTCAATTCCAATTGTTTTCATATTTCCAAATCCATGACCATCTCCTGAGTGCCAAGCATTTCTATTATGGTCAATTCCTTGTACTACCCTATAATCATCTATTGCTTCATGAAATGAAACTTTATTATTATTATTTATCATATAAGATATTTCGCTCATTGCTGATGCATCATTCGCTGTGTTATGAATTGTAATTCCACTTGGTGTCATACTATAAGGGCACTTTATACTATATTTACTTGATGGCATTACTACTTTTGTTACTTGCATTATTCTTCACCTCCCTGATAAAATTCATCAGTTTCTTTTACTTCTCCAATTCCATCTTTTTCATCTGGTATTGGAAAAATATTCTCTTGCATATTTATATCTGCAAGATTTTGATCATAATTTACTGTCTCTTCTTCCATAGCAAAACCTCCTTATAAAAAAATTAATACTGGAAGATTTTTTATTTTTCTTCCAGTATTTTAAGATTACAAGAATATATTTCTTGTGTTAAATTATTGATTTTTTGCATCATAGAATACAGTTGCTGTACCAATTCCACCAAGTGCTGTGATAACTGATGTTATTATTGCATTTGTATCTAATCCCTCAATATGTATTAAGCATCCAATAACTGAAGCTATAACACCTATTAATATATTTTGAACTGGTATTGGTAAAGTTTCATTCCAGTTAAATTTTTTAGAGACTTTACCTAAAATATAAGTAAATAATGTTGTAATAATATATACTAATATTTGTACTGTCATATTATTTTCCCTCCTTTCTTTCTATTCTTGAAATAATTTCATCAATTCTTTTATGTGCTTGTTTTGCTGATTCTTCTAGTCTTGTGATTCTGTCTCTATCAGCTTTTACATCATTTTTTACATCTGTAATTTCTTTCTTAATATCTGATATTCCATCCATAATATTTTTTAACTCTGTTAATACTGTTGCCATTTGTGTAGCATCTTCTTTTACATCTTCTTTTACATCTTTTCTTCCATTTCTCGCTATGTTATAAAATATCGTTATTAATGCTATTGATACAGATATTATACTTATTAATGTTGATAGTTCTATACTCATATAATTCTCCTCTCTTGTGAAAATTCGCAAAAAAATAGAACGATTTTTTATCGTTCTTCCTATTTATAATCTTCTCCTGTTATTTCTTTGTATTCCTCTGGTGTAATCCACTTCCCAACAGCATTATAAACTCTTGCTTTATTCCAAATTCCATTATCGTAATAATTTTTAACTTTTTCAAAATTCTTACTCATAGTTTTATACCTCCTCAAGATCAACATCAGTCATCATTGCTAAATATTCTATATCTGCTTTTGTTTTTATTTTATCTAGTTCATCTGCAGATAATTCTCTTAATACAAAATAATATCCTTTGTCTCCATAATCAAGTATTTGTACTAATTCCATGTGTTTAAGTTCTTCAGATGTTTTATCAGTTTCATTTTCAATTATAATTTTGGATAATTTACCTTTAAAATCATCTTCAGTTATTTTTGTTTTTGAAATATAATTATTTCCACTTAATTTTAAATCTTTAAGTTGTGTTCCATCAGCCAATGTAATTTTGAATGATTTTTCCATTTTACCCTCCTTTTAAATAAGTCATAGTATAGTTGATACATATTACTTATTTGCATTTTTGACATTATTTTATAGTTGCTAGACATCCAACTTTTAAATATATTTTCTATTTCTTTATAAGTAATTCTATTGTTGTCTAGTAATCTTTTATAAGCTTTCAGCTTTCTTCTTTCTCTTGTTATTGATTTTGGATTTATCTTTTTTATAATTCTTCCTGTTTCTGTTAGTGAATAGTTAATTTGTAATACTTTAAATTGTTGTGATAATTTAACAATTCTTGTTTTCTTGTCATTTATCACTAATCCTAGCTCATCAGCTATTTTCTTAATATTTTTTAATACATCTTTTAAAAATTCTTTATCTTCGTGAATAATATAACTATCATCAGTATATCTGCCATAGTATTTACATCCTCTTACTATTTTTATATAATTATCTATTTTTGATGGATACGAAATACCAATATTTTGTGATGGCTGACTTCCTATATCTACACCTTTTCCATTTTTATTGTCTATATTGAATACATCAAATAAGTTTTTTAAAATCCACAAAGTAATTTGTGCCTCTTCTTTGTTAGTTTTCCTTAAAAAATGTTCTAAATTTTTCAAACATAAATTATGAGGGATGCTTGCATAATATCCTGAAAAGTCTATTAACAATATATATCCCTCATTACTTTTATGTTTTCTATAATATTGGTGTAAATGTATTTCAAATCTTTTTCTATGAAAAGCTACACCTTTATTTTTTTGACTTGCTCCATTATCATAGATCAAGTATGGAGTAATTGCAGGACTTAAAACCTCATCACACATTAAATGATTTATAGTTTTATCTATCATATTATTTGTTGTAATATGGCGAATTTTACCTCTTTCATTTAATGTAAATTTAGTTCCTTTTGTTGGCTTGTACTCACCATTTTTTAATTCTTGCAAAAGTTGTGCAGTTTCTAATAGATGGTTCATTTCAAATAATTGTGCCTTATACTTAAAAGGTGCCCCTTTTATAGCTTTTGTCCCTGCCAAATATATCTTATTAGCATCATAATAAATATTCATAAAAAATCACTTTTATAGTATTACTGTTCGTAAACAAATACATAATGATTAGCATTTATCAATTTTCACAAATTGAAGGGATAATCTTTCCTTTCCTTTTCCCATATCCATACGATGGAAACTAGTCCATATAAAATTGCATGGGTTGTGAAATCAGGACGAACCCCGCCAGAGTTCGCTGCACTGTTATTGTTAGCATTGCCATTGTTGTTGACATTAGCAAAATTCGAAGAAGAAACGACATACAAAGATTACCCACTATTTTTTTATATTTTTTAAAAATCTATTGTCAGTTTGTCGAAGAGACTTAATCATATTAAACTCTTTTTGAATTTGCAAAGCTAGATTCATATACTTATTCAAGTCGGCATATAAGCATTCTCCTGCATATTGTAACTCATCTTGCAAGGCATTACAACAAGCCATTGCTCTATCCATTTCCAATCTTCTTTCTTCAAATTCAGACATATATGTTGGAAATATTGTATTTGCAATTCTCAAATGCCTGCTTATTCCTGTTGCTAGTTCTATTACATTATTTGATACTCTATCTATTTGACTGCGGTAAAACTTATACATACTTTCTCTTATTCTATTTTGTTCTTTTTCTTCAAGTCCTTTTATTCTGCTATTTATTTTATCTTCTACTTTTGAAAGTGTTATATAAAAACTATTTTCTGCTAAATTTGTTACAGCCATTCTAATTGCATAAGCACCATGTATAACTTCTAGTTTTGACTCTGCCCTTTCACTTTTCTTTATATCTGACATTACTAATAATACTATTACTCCTTTTCTAATTTTTCGTTTAAAATCATATCATAATTTTTTTAGAATTTTAACTATATTAGAAAACAGCTAATTTTAAAGACAGGGCATAAAGCCCTGTCAGATGCCTGATTAGTAGATTAGGAAAGCAGGACGAACCCCGCCAGAGGTCGCCGCACTGCCATTGCCAGCATTGCCATCGTGGCCGACATTAGCAAAATTCGAAGAAGAAACGACATCTCTTAACCAGTACCAGTATCTACCACCTGCATCATTTCTAGCAACTATTGAATCATGTCTTAATCTGAATAATGATAATTGTGAATTGTCTATTTGGTAATTATTAGGGACATTAGTTCCACTCATTGCATTTTTAAATATTTGACAACCATAAACCATTATTTCATTCATTAATTCTATATCCGAATCGTACCATGTTCCACCTGTTTCGTATCCATTAGTAACTGCATTTTGCAAATGATTTCTATGTTTTAATATATGTCCTGCTCCAAAATCATTTTTTATTATTGTTTTAAATGGTGTTAAATTTGTTGTGTACATTTTACTTCCAACATAAGCTCCTGTTGTAACATGTGTATCATTCATCATTGCAGTTCCCATTATTTTTTCAGGTATCATAAGTATATGTGGTTTTGTGCATTCTGTATCTCCCATGTGTAATCTATAGTTAATATCTGCAACTAAATATTTTCTTTTACTTGTTTTTCCTATGATATAATCTCCAACGAATATATCATCAAATGTTCCTGCTGCAATTTGTTTGCTTAATGTCCCGTCATAAAATAAATCAGTAATATCTTTTCCTCTGTAAATTGCATTATGTGCCCCAGCATTTGAAGCAACAACAATTGATTTTAAATTACTAAATTTTGCATCATAATCATTCTTTAATTCATCTGCTTTTTCATTTAATTCTTGTTCATTAACATATACTGTACTTGGATCAACAGTAATTGTTACATTATTTGCATTATCAACAGTAATTATCATATCGTAATAATGTTCTTTCTTTTCTGTTATAGAATTATTTATATATTCTGCTTCTGTTCCATAATTTATGTATGCAAATAATATCTCTTCTTGTGTATCAGGATCAATAGCAAATAATCCTAATTCTCTTAAATAAAAACTATTTTCAGCATCAGTATTTTTAAAAAGTCCCCTAACAGTAACTTGTGTATCTGTTTCTCTACTAATTTTTGTTATATCAAAATTTAGTTCTTGATTTACTAATCCTGTTAAAGCTTTTATAGTATCTACACTCCCATCTGCAATTTCTCCACTACCAATCGCAAACTTTGAAAAAGACAATGTTTTTGATTGTAATGTTTTAGCTGCTAAAATTGCACCTTGAGTAGTTATATAAGTTATTCCATAAGCCATTTATTATTCCTCCTCTACTAATTTTATATATTTTCTATGTACAAGCAAAATTCCCACATTATAATCTGTAGGAACTTCATGTTCAACTTTTATTGTATCTGTATTTATAGGTAATTCCATATAATTTCTACGAATTAAAGTTGTCCCAAAATTATATGGTAAATCTAACACCGTATTCATATTTTTAAAATACTGGTCTATATCATACAATATTTTTTCAAGTACATTTGCTTGTTCATAATTTATGGTATTATTATAAATTATTGTTTCTGTGATAATTCCATAGCAAAACTCTTTTAGCTTATCAATATTATGTCTTATTCTATCGATTTGTGTTCTGGTTGGATAATCTTTTAAGTTCCAATTTGTTTTTATTACTAGGGTTTCAACAAAACCATATCTTGATAAAATATCTCTTAAATATCCACACCATTGTTCAACTCTGTTCAAATCTGTATAATTATAACTACCTTTTAAATGAACAATACTTCCTGGATTGTTCAATGCTGTTTCAACATCACTTAACAATCTATCATATATTAAATCATCCATTGTTTGCCTCCTCCCCTGTTGGCAATTGTACATAAACATTTCTTACCAACATAGATGCATAGTTTTCACTTAATTTTGCCTGTCTTAATACTGTCAATAATCTTACTCTTGCATTTATTTCTGCACTTGCTAAAAATCCACCAGTCAAATCAATATCTAACTTTTTAATATGCCCTACTAATTGCCTTCTAAAATCATCACTTTCTATTGCAACATCTTCTGTCAATTTTTCTTCTTGTAAAATAAAATCAAACCCTGTCGTATATGTGTTTTGATAATAATCTAATACTTTTTTAGCAATAATTCGTGCATTACTTTTATTAATAAAGTAAGCTGATTCAATTTTTAATGTATTAGATTTATTCGAGTCATTTATATTTTCTAGTTCAACTGATATTTCTTGTGTATTATCTATATACTTGTGTCCAGTGATTATAACTTCCGTTTCAGTTGTACAATTTATAATTGCATAATTACAATTATATTTTTTTATTGTTCCTCCTGTACATGATATATCACTGACAGGTTTATCAAATAATACTCTATTATCTCCAATACTTAAAGTTCCTTTATATACTTCTTCTGATTCACTATTTTTTACATAATTATGTGATGTTATAGCAACTTCTGTAACTATTTCATTCTGTTTAACTTTTTTCGTTCCCTGGAATATATTAGTTTGTTCAATAGTATTATTATCTTCTTCATCAGTAATTGTATATATTCTTATTTTATTGCTTCTGCTACAATCAATTAGTGCTCCTATTGAAAAAACAATTTGTTGTAATGCTTTTCTATGAGAACACACTGGAATATATCCTGTTAATTGTATTTTCTTTAAATCTTCTTGTATTTCAAAATTAGACTCATCAACTTTTGCTGATGTCATTATTTCTTTGACTATATTCTCAAATCTTTCATTAACATACATTCCACCATAAAAGTCTGTTTTATCAATAATTCCAATCAAATCAACTGCTTTAAACTGCATTATTTTATTGTCTTTATTTTCCCATGAATCAAGATAAAATGTTCCCATGTTAACTTCTTTATTTTGTTTTAATAAAAACTCTTTTACTTTAAATGCTTGTCTTTTCTGTAATAAACTATAAAATCCTGTTGGATTTATAATATTGAATTCATCATCTTCAGAATAAACTGTAAAATCTAAAGTATTTATGCTTACCTCTGAACTTAATAAATCCATTTCTTCTAGTATATTTGCACTCATTAAATTTTCGCCTTCAAATATTTTATCAGCACCATATTTTATATTGTATAATTTTAAATATCTATATGGATTATTTGTACTATAAAAAATTATTACTATCTTTTGGTAATTTTCAACAACATTATTGCAAACATATTCATAATTATCGGGATAAAAATCTGTATCATTTATCAGTTTATTATCTTTATCATAATATGTTAAATTCAAATGATTACAAAAATCTCCTGCTTTACTAAACAACAATGTTAGCCCAAGACTACTATGAGGTTCTGTAAAATTAATTTCTAGTATTGGTGGCTTTTCAAATGTCCCTATTTCATTACTCATACTGTTTGACCATAAGCACATATTATCTAAATTTTCAGGCATTAATTCAAAAGTGCCATCTAGAGCAAATTGATTATTTTCACATGTGCCATATTTTACTTCTGCAATATCATCTTGTTTTAAATCATTTAAATCAACAAATTCTTGCTTATCCTTAACAATTAATTGGCTATCTTTTTTTGCTGTAACATCAAAAAATCCAAATATTATTTGAGACTTTGTTTTCATAACTATCAACTCCTTGCTGGCTTTTTAGCCGTGAAATTAACTGTTAAGTTCTTAAAATATGGTTTTCCATTCTTATATGAATACATTTCATCTGTTACATCGCTAAAATATGCTCTAAACTTAAAACCTGCAATATCGATATCATGAAACTCTTCTGGTTCTGTTAATTTATTATATAACCTATTATATTCATCATAGTTACTATCTTTTTGTCTTTCAAAATTTATATTTTTATAATTAAAGTAAACTCCTATTAATTCTCTTTTTAAATCTCCATCTTCTACTCTGTTTGCATATTTATCTAAAAAGTTGGCGTTCCTTTTAACACCAACTTTTACTTTTATATTATATATTTCTCCATCTATTTTTAAGAAGTCACTCCATATTTCATTATCCATTATGAGTTACCTCCTATAATTAATTTATCTCCTCTTCTATTTGATTCTCGATCCAATTCCGGTTTTAATAATCTTATTAGCTGTGATAAAGTTCCATCAAATCTTAACACAATTTCTCTTCCTTCCTCATTTCTTGAACCAATATTTAAAATACTTGCAATTTTTTCTGCTAATATATCCATCCACTCTGTATTATTTTCTAATGGTAATACTGCTTCTTTTCCAGCTTCACCAATAATAGCTTGTGTTGGTTGATTTACAATACCTCCTCGTGCAAGTTTCGGTATAGATAACATATTAAGTTTTCCAATATTTACTCCAGGAATTGCATTAATAACATCTATACCACTATTAATTAATCCAAAGAAACTATTTATTACTGATTCTATTTTATTTAAAATCCAGTTTATTGCTGATTTTACTGCTCCAGATATTGCATCCCCTATTGCTGTTCCTAATGTACTAAATTTATTTTTAAGAGCACTCCACATATTTGATACTATATTTACTAAACTATTTTTTATATTATTAAAAATGTTTACTACACTATTTTTTATATTGTTAAATATATTTACAATATTGCTTTTCATATTATTAAATTTATCTTTTACACCATTTACTATATTTGTTATTACATTTATTATTGAATTTTTAATATTGGTCCATATTGTTAATATAGTTGTTTTTACTGTTGTAAATAATGAAATTATAAAATCTTTTGCTGCATTAAATTTTGAAACTATTCCATTATAAATTCCAGAAATAACATTACTTATAGTTGTTTTGATAGAGTTCCAAATACTACTGAAGAAATTACCTATTGCTGTAAAAACTGTAGTTATTACATTTTTAATAACATTTATAACACTCGTTATTATACTACATATTGCATTCCATATAGTCTGAACTAATACACATATTGCGTTCCATATTCCGTGAAAAGAATTCTTTTATTCCATTCCAAGCTGTTTCCCAATCACCAGTAAATACTCCAATTATAAAATCCATTAAGCCACTTAATGCATCTAATACATAACCTATTGCTGTTATTACCCCACTTATTACAGGTTGAAGTGTTGATAATATCCACTCAACAACTGGTGTTAATGCTTGTAAAACAACACCAACTACTGTTACTATGGCTTCACCAACTTTACTTAATGTTGATAGTAATTTTTCAAAAGTTTCTTTTCCTCCATTTTCCCATATTTCTACTAGCCATTGTGTAATTTTCTTTAGCCATTCTCCTAATGTTCCTAATATTCCCATTATTCCATTTAAGAAATTTTGAAAACTTGTACTTGCTGTCCAGTCTGCAATACATTTAACTACACTTTCTACTATAGTTAACAAATTATTAAATGCATCCGCTAATGCTTGTACTAATTTATCTCCATTATTATTATTTTTCCATGCATTTGCTAAAGCATTTGCAATATTCCCAACTATATTTAATAAATCTGCAAATAAATTTAATAATAATTCTATCGTTTTTTGTGCTGTTCCATTAGTCCATATCTTTGCAAAACTGCTTCCAATTGCTACACATAAATTTTTTATCCCATTAAAAGCATTATATATTGCATTCATAACTGTTTGTCCTGTTGTTTCCCATGCTTTTTTAAAAGGTTCAAATATAAAAGCAAATATATTTTTTATTTTTTCTGCTAGTTCTTCATATTGTTTCATTAATGAACTTAAGTCTGTTGGATTTATTCCTGCATTTCCATCACCGGAGTTATCATCTTTTTTCAGTACATCTAAATTATCAAAACTTGCTAGATTGTTACTTGTTTGTTTAGAACTTTTCGCTGTGCTTGCTGTACTTTTAGCAGTTTTCTTTGCAAATATATTTATATTTGCAAAAGCTTTTACTATTGCCCCTACAACTGCTAATATTTTATAAAATATCTGTAAAACACTTTGAATTGCTGGTGCAAGTGCAGCTCCAATATTTGCTTTTAAATTAGAAATATCAGCTTGTAATTGTTTTGCTTCTTTACTTGAACCATTTAGCCAATCATTCATTGAACTTTTTAAAAGACTATAGATCCCCTGAAATCCTAACAATGCTACTCCATATTTTGCTAATTTTTTTACAGAACTTCCTAGTGTCTTTGATATACCTAAACTTTCAACAGAAACTTTCTTTGTATGTTTAGAAGCATCTTTCATCTTTTGTTTAAATGCTTCAGCTTTTTTCTTTGCTTCTTCTACTTTACTATTAACATCTGATTGTTCTTTTTTTGCTTGGCCTAATGAAGTATTTAATTCCGATTGTTTTCCTTTTGCAGATTCTAATTTTGTCTTATACTCATCAACTTTAGCTTGTAGTTGCTCTTGTTTTCCAATTAATTTTTTATATTCTGAATCCGCTTCAATTTGACTTTGTATAAATTCATTAAAATTAGCCTCAGACATTTTTCCTTCAAAATCTCTATAAGTTTCAAATATTCTGTCCCCAACTAGGTCCATTTTCATTTGAACATTATCTAATTCCTGGGATGTTTGCATAAACTTATCATTTAATTTATTAACTTCATTTCCTGCACTAGCAACACCGTTTTTCTAATTGTTTTACTTTTGTATCTACACTTCGTTTTAACTCTTCTAATCCCTGTTCTGCACCTTTTTTATCTATTTTTGTATTAATACGAATAGAGCCGTCTGACAAATTTCTCACCTCATTTCTTATAGGTAAGTCATCGGCACATAATGGCTCTACTTGACTTGTTTTTTATCAATTTTTATTTCGAATACTTTTTTGCATTTTTTCCCTTTACACTTAACAAAAATGCCACTGCATTTAGCATCTTTGCTAAATGTAATGGGCATTTTATAACCACAAAATGGGCATTCTATTTTTTCTATTTTAATCATCTCCTAGTAACTTATTGAATTTTTCTAATGTCTCTAAATCTTCGTTGTCAAAGTCATATTCTGTTGGTAGTGCAACTCTTTCCATTGCTTCTTGAATTTTATTTCTTGTTTTAGAATCTTTATAGTCTGACAAGTCTGTATTTCTTAAATCTCTAACACGATTTAAAATACTATTCTCTGTTAGTCCACTTATTAATTCACAAAATTGCCAAAAGTGCATTTCCCTATTACTAAGATCTATTGAATAATCAGACATAAAACTAGCTCGAATAAGCTCTTTGTCATATTCGAAATCCATGTCTTTTTTTACTTCTTTTATATTTTTCTTTTCTTTTCCACATGATAAAAATATTGCTGCTTTTTCAAGAGCAATGTTTAAGTTTGGTGGTATATTTATAACATTTCCATTTTCATCTTCTCTGCCAAATAACACGCTAACTACTGCAATTGCCCTTTCTATATCTGAAATCGATGAATCATCTATAATTTTAAAGCATTCTAACGCATATCTATAATCTGTATTTAATTCATAGATGTCCCCATCAACTTCTGCATGTGTCGGATACTCATTCATATTAAATAACCGTATTTCTTTTAGGAGCATACTTTTTATACATATTTTGTTGTATATTTTGTATTTTTACTCCCATTTTTTCAAATTCTGGCAATAAACCATTTAAAAAATCAGCAAATTCTTCTTTATCATTATAATCACCAAAAACAGCTTGGCATGTTCCTTTTCCAAGAAATTTATCTAATATTTCTCTTAATTTGTTATATCCTTCAGCTTCCATATAATAAAATTTTCTTGTTGCTGGACTTAATTCAAATTCTCTACTTTTTATATTTTCTATTGTAATATTTGCTATTTCTGGCACTTCTTTTATACCTTCAGCTAATATTTCTTTCTTTATTTCTTCTTCTTTTTCCTCTAATTTATTCATCTCTCTAAATGCATCATCATATAATTCAAGTATTTTTATTGGAAAATTAGCATCTCCTAAATGAAAAGTTAATGTATGAAAAACATTATCCTCTGCATCTGTTAAATCTACTGTGTATATATTTTTATTTTTTATAATTTTTAATGAACCATCTGCCATGACTTACCTCCTCGTATAAATAAAAAAATAATGCTACCTCAAATAATAGTAGCATTATTTTTAATTATTATTTTTAGGCAGTATATTTGCCTTTTGTAAATGTAACTTCTCCGTTTTCAGATATTGTTACATACCCTGTTTCTTGGTTTCCATTTTGCTTTACATTGTATGTAATTTCTTTTGCATCAAAATCACCAATAACAAGAGTAGTATTTATTTTTGCAGCTTCAAAAACATTTTCTGCTAATTGGCTATACAAATATACTTTTAAACAATCTGTTTTTGCATCTTCCTCAACTGCTAAATTTTTTCTTTTTTCATCTACAAATTCAAATATTTTTTCCCCTACATAACACTTTTGTGTAACATCAAATGTTGGAGAATATGAAATTACTTCATTTGTAGCACTATCTTCATGAATATATTGATTTGATTCTTCTTCTGCATTATAGGCTTCTTTCATTTCTGAAATACCTTTACCCATCCTAGCATAATCTGGTTTCTCTGATGTTCCTACATTCATAAATGTGGCATATAAACTTCTTTTCATTTATAAAATTCCTCCTTTTTTATTTTTTTCTTTATAATAAGTAATTCTTAATTGTATTTGATATCTAGCCGTATCAATTCCAGTTTGATACGCATATCCTGTACTTGTACATTCTATACTTTCAATACCTTCAATATCTGGTAAATTTCCCTCATTATTCTGTTCCTCAACCCAATTACTAAAATCTTCATAAAATTCAGTATTTAGCATATTTTGAATTGTTTCTTGACCATAACTTTCTCTACTTGCAAGAATAAAAGCAAATTGTTTTATTCCTGAATCATCAATAAAATCAGTATCTGTTGGAGAAACAGGAGTTGGTTCAATACTATATGCAATCTCATTTTCTAAATAATCTACTCCAATTTTTCCATCATGTAAATACGGACATTTAGAAATATATTCTCTAATAGCTTTTATTATAGATTTTTTATCTTCAGCCATTTTAATTACCTCCATTTGCTAGTTGTTGAGCTCCTTTTACAATTTCTTTACCTTCAGCTGCTTTCATTCTTTCAAACCAAAATGCACCTCTTTGCGGACCTCCGTAAAATGTTAAATCTTTATCTGTAACTGTTTTAGGAGCTGGACCTACCATAACTTTTCCATAATATAAATATCTTGGTTTTACACCAATCCAAGCTACTTCTCCACTTCCTATAACAGTTCCTAAAATTCCCATATTCATTAATGCACCTGTTCTGAATGGTAAATATTTAGCACACCTTTTTAATACTTCATTATCTATGAATTTTTGAACAAATCCACCATCATTTAATCCATGATCTTTTAAAATTTTTTTAGTATCATTTAATTCTAACTCACCATGAAACTGTATCATACTAATGCAATCTCCCAATGTGGTAATCCACCTTTTAGTTTATCATCCACACTTATTATTTCAAAAACATCATCATAGTTCTTTTTTAATGTTGTAATTGTATTTTCTTTATTAATATTATAATCAATTTCTCCAATCACAACTATATCTCCCTCTTGAAATGTAAAATGTTTCTTTACTTCTTCAGATGATAAATTTTGGTATTTTTTTGGTGAAATATATTCTTTATCTTCACTTTCTAAATTTTCTATTGGTATTATTATTGTCCCAGAACTCGCATTTTCAAGACCGGACTTAATAACATTTACTGCTTTTTTCTTATCTACATTTACACCTATTATATAAGTCCTTATGTATTCATAATCTCTAATACTAGGGTCATACTTTTTATTAAAAATAGTTATACTATCTTCAAACATATTTAGCACCCCCTATATAGTAGATAAACACCATTACTGTCTTTTATTTCTGATAAGTAATTAACCAAAGTATCATATAATTCTTTTTCATCATCACTATTTCCTTGATAATTTACGGACCAAGAACCTACACTTTCGGAAGTTTTACCAGTCCTTTTTTCTATTTTTAATATTTTATCAGCAATAGAACAAGTACAATATTTTACTTCATCTGGAATATTTTCTTTGTCGATTCTTCCGTATGTATTCTTTTTAATATACATACTAGATTCTAATGATATTCTTGTAAAAGTAGATTCGGGCATTTTTCCGCCCATATTCTTTTTTATAGAAATCATAGTCGCAATATCTCATGCCCTTTCCTCCTTTTATTCTTCATTTTCATTGCTACCAACATTTGTGTCACTACCATCTTGTTTTGTGTCCGGATTATCTTTCGTATTGTCCGGTTTTGTGTCTGTACTGTCCGGATTTTTATCAGTTTTTTCTCCTGTATTATCTTGTTGTCCTTCTTTGTAATTTTTTATAAATTCAATAATATCTGATTTACTTTTAACATTTGATGGAATTGTAATATTCTTTTCAGTTGCATATTCTTTTAATTCTGCAACTGTCATTTCATCAATTGTTTTTTCTTCTTTTATAATCTCAACCTTAACACCTTTTTTTTGTAATTTATTAATTATGTATTCATTATCACAAAGAGCCTCACCTTTATCAAAGTGAAGCCCATATCTATCTTGTGTTAATGGTTGATTTAAAAATATTTTAGCTTTCATATTTTTAAACCTCCACTATTATTTTACTTTTATTTTTCTAAATACCCCTGCTTTTAATGAATTTTTCAATACAACAGCTGCAACCATTTCAACATCACCTTTTTTTACTGCTCCTGCTTCTTTAAAGTTTGGTAAACATGTTGATATAATTTTTTCTCCTTGTAATGAAACTCCATGGAAACCATCTTTTGCAATTTGAACTGCATAAATATCAGTTGTTCCTTCAACATCATCTATTGGAACACATGGTATAGTTTTCTTTGTTTTTGGATCAAAATACTCCTCTAAATCTTGCATAGGAATTCCATCCCAGTTGTCTACACTTCTTCCAAAAGCATCTTCACTTGATGAATAATACCCTGCTCTTCTTGCAATACCTTTCATTTTTGTTTTCATTTTACCATTCATTAAGAATATATGTGGCTTACCTTGCATTTTAGAAACAAATTCATCCATCATATCTAAAAATGCTTTATAATTTGCATCCATTTTTTCACTTGTAGATAAATCAATTGCAGTCTCTGTATTGTATTCAGTGCTTGAACCAGTTAATAAAGTATCTAATCCATCAAATTCTTTTGAATTTGTGTTTGCGTCTCCATTTATAACTGTATAATGGAATAAGTTTATAGCACCTTTGATTTTTTCTTTCATTTGGAAGTCTACTTCATCAACAGCACCAGAAGAATTTGCAATAACTCTGTCAATTTTAAATTCTCCTCCAAATATTTTTAAATCAGCTGATGCTCTTTCTCTTTTTGCTTCGTTTGAAGCATTTTCATCATTTGAATATTCATTGTTAATTTCCCTAAATGCTGCTGTTGAAGGAGTTTTTAATTTCATATAACCATAAGTTAATGTACTTCCTCCTGTTCCTGGTGATACAGTATCATCAAATATTAACATATCTAACAATAATGATCCTCTTCTAAATTCATCAATTACTTGTTGGTCAACTTTATCTGCCATACCAACTTTGGCTTCTGCTAATGTAATCATAAAAAAATACCTCCTAATTTTTATTTAAATTTTTCTTTTAGTGCATCTAATAATGTTCCACTTCCTGTGTTAGAATTTTGGTTATTTGTTTGTTGTGTACTGAAGTTTGGCAAGTTTTTATTATCATCTTCTGACTCAAATAAATAACTAAATTTTTCATTTTCTTTAATTGGTTTTATTTGTTCTTCTAAACCTGTTACTTTTATCTCTCCAGTATCTTTATTTACTTCTCTACCAATTTTCTTCATATTCAAATGTCCCATTATTGATGCCTTATCTTTTACTTTGAAACCTTTTAAGGCAGTTTCTAGGGCAGCATCGAATTTCATATCTTCGACCTCTTTTGAGCCTTCAGCTTTTCCTCTTTCATATTCAGCTGTTTTAATAGCTTCTATATCGACATTTTCTAATTCTTTAATTTTTGTGTTTTTAGTTTCAACAACACCTTTTTGTACTTCGATATCTTCTTTTAGATTTTCAATTTGTGTTTTTAACGGAGTAATATCTTTTCCGTTTTCATCCATAATTGCATCTACTGCTTTCTTTATTTCAGCCTCATCTGTTACACCTAATGCTCTAATTTGATCTTCGATAACTTTTCTTTTCATAATATACTTTCCTTTCCCAGCTACGATTTTTTACGAGTTTTCTCTTCTCTTTGCTGCTTGCACTTGTTACGACTTGCAAGTAGTCATATTTTTAAATAAAAAATAGACATATAGAATATGCCTAAAGTTAATAACAATATTTTTAGATGCATCTATGCAATCTATTTATTTTTAGTTGCATTTTCTTCTATTTTTGCATCTTGTTCTTCAGTTTTTTCTTCAACTACTGTTGAATTTACTTTTTCAACTATATAAGGATTTTTTAATAATTCTTCAGCTCTTTTCTCTGAAAATTTATATGTCTTTCCTTTTTTATAGTCAACATTCGTTTCTTTATCAGTAAAATTTTGTTTTACTATTAACTCAATTTCTTTTGCCATTTTTATCACCACCTTTCAATTAAAAAAGCACTATACTCTGTATGTATAATGCTTTTTATTTTATAATATTTTTTAATTCTTCTTTTTCGTTGTCCTCAATGATTTCCCATTTACCACACAACTCCATATTTTCCATATCAGATGGTCTAATAGCTGAATATAAATAATCTTCTCCGCTATCATCTATGATTCTTAACATACCATCTTCAATTCCAATACATTCATAAATTTTTCCATTAGTCAGTCCTTCTATTCCAAAACTTTTCCCAATATATTTAACTTTCAACTATTTTCCCTCCTTTAATGTTTTATTTTTTATTTTCCAATCGCAAAGTAATCCATTTTTACCTTGTACCCAGTGAATGTCAAAAATATATTTATCACTTTCTATTTTTCCTGCTCGTTTTATCCAATCTTCCGGTTTTCCACCGTATTTTTCTGCATATTTATCTGCACTTCTAAATTTCTTTTTATTATCTCCAGCTATTGTTAAAATATTTTTTATTTCAGCATCTTTTGGGATAAATCTATTTACTCCTAGATTGTCAACAAAGCCTAGTTTTCTTCCTAAACCTATACTACTATTATATAATATTTCTTTATCTTTTTCAATTATTTTTGAGCCATTTACAGCCTTTTGAGATATAGACTTGTTAAATCCTGCTACTCTTTCTCGTGCTGTATCTCTTTTTAATCCTGTTTGTTTTATGAAACTATTTAATTCTTTTTCTTTATTTTTCAGTTTGTTAGAACTTAAATTAAATTTATTTCTTGCTTCTTCTAATAATTGTTCATCAGTAGAACCGAGCATTATACCTTGATATCCTGAAATTTCTCTTTTTATTTCTCTAATTTCTCTTTCTTTTTCTCTTTGCATTTTTAATGCTTCATATTCACCATATTCTTTGCCATTATATGTTACGGTTTTATTATTTATTTCTTCTAGTTCTTTGTCTGTATAAGCTCTCTTACTAATTCCTTCTATAAATGGAAATTTGTTATGCCTACAATTTATACCACCTAAACCATCAACTTTACCATATCCTGTAACTTCTTTTAAACTAGGGTATTTACCATTATTACCACTTATGCTATAAACTTTCCCCTGCCACCAAGCATGATTAGTATGATCAAGTTTTTTAGTTACTCTAGCACCAACATGAGCTGTAACTTCAACCAAATCACAATTCATTTCCTCTGCTCGTTTGTCCTGTAATTTGTTTGCTGTTTGACTTACCCCTGTTAAAACTGCTCTTCTAACTGCTACATCAATTTTATCCAATTTTCCAGAAGGATACATTACATTTATGCCATCTTTTGATAATTGTTCTACTGCATTAAATATAGCTGTATTATAATCAAATGCTCCACTTGTATATTGCCTATATGCCATATTTGTTATTTCTTGAAATTTGCTTTGAGCACTACCTGCTGTTGTCATTATCAAGTTATTTATATCATTATTTGCTTTTTGAATACCAGTTTTTAATATTTGCATCATTGCTGGGCTTTCTCTAAAAGCTGTTGGTTTTAATCCTGCTAATTCATAAATCTCATCATCAAATGACATTGTTTCTATTGCTGCATTTTCGAATATTTTTTTTACTTCATTCGTTGATAAATTAGTTATATTGGCAATTTCTTCGATAATATCATTATACAGATAACCACTTTCTTGAACTGCTTTTATTTGATGTCTTGCTGTTTCTGTCATAACCCCTGATTGAACAATTCTTCTAGCAATATCTTTTATAATAAAGTTCTCTAATTCAGCATTTATCTTTATTGCTTCATCTGCACAATGCTCTAAATAATCTGGTGTTAACATTAGATCTCACCTACTCTTCATCGCCAGTTGTATCTTCTTGTGTCGGTAACATTGCCTTTGCTTGTTCTTCAGTTACTCCATATCGTTTCATTAGATATAATTCTTTCTTTATATATCCCATATTAGCTTCTTGCATCATTATCGTTTGTTCTTCTTTTGCATCTACTAATATACTATCATCCCACTCATAGCTTGTTTCATATTTTCCAATAGGTGCTAAATGATATAATGTTGCAAGTACATCCATTGCGTATATTGTATCTTCAAGAGCATCTTCCAAAGCTGTTTGAATATCTGAAACAGTTGCATAACTTCTTTGTTTTGCACTTCTTATTTCAGTTGCTGTTTTTTCAATTAATTCTGGGTCAGATATTGTCCCATAAGCCATTCCACATACAAATTCTATTCTTTTAAGGATATCGTTAAATCCTTTATATAAATCGGTTTCTCTAATTTCTGGGCTAAATACTTCATAGAATGCTTTTCCATCTTTGTTACTTCCTGTTGCTCTAAATAATCTATCTTTTAATTTTGGTAATTCTAGTTTATCACTCATTATCTTACTTGATTGTAATGCTGTAGGGTCTGCATCAATTGCTAGTTCAGAACCTTCAAATTCCCATAATAATCTAGAAAATTGTTTATCTGCCTCTTCTATTAATTTTGTAGCTCTTGAATATACTGATACACTTATTGGACTATCTGGATCTATTGTATTTGCAAATGGTATTTTAAAATATCCAAACAAAGGCCTTTCAATATTATTTATTACAACTGTCTCCTGTATATTTTTCCAATCTTCTACTGCGGTCAATGATATTTCTTGTCCTAAAATTTCCTCTGTTGTACTCATGTATGCTTTATTTTTTATTGTATATGTTTTTGTACTTAAATCTAAATCATGATATTCAAGTCTTGTAAAATAATATTTACCTTCAATTTTTCTACTTACAAAAATACCTGATGTACAATCTTCATTACTATCATAGGAAACTGGAAAAAAATTAGTCCCTTTGACTATATCTATTAAAAGTTGTCCATTTGCTACATAAGGTTTGAAAACTAATCCTCCTAAAGAACAACCATACTCTAGATTTTTTCTTAATTTCTTTTTTAATTTCTTGTATTTATCATTTAAATAATCTGCTCTTTTACTTCCTGTTATTTGACTTTCAAATTCAACAAGTGTTGATGTTGCAAATTCTCTTGAAATTGATGCTGGTAGTCCACAACTTATAACATTTTCATTTAACCATGGTGCTTCATCTTTATACATCTTTTCCCATAAACTTATTGCTGTTACCATTTTATCTGACACAGCAACATTTACATTAAATTTAGTTCCAACATTTACATTAAACATTTTATTTATTACACTCCTTATCCATCCTAAAATTTTATTAAACATTTATATTACCTCCGTTAAAATTAGAAGATCAATAGACCTTTCTATCGTATATTCAAATGCATCTAGTGAATCTATATCAGAACTTCCATCATCAAGTCTTTCATCTTTTGTTAATTCTTTTGGGTTCCAAACTGCTGTGCAAAATGCTGTTTCCAATGTTTCACAATCTTCTGTTAAATATAACCTCATTTGTCCCATTAATCTGTTAGTTGCTCTAATTCTTTCATTTATTTCACTTTTCCAAGCATTATCAATAGCTAAAGAAATATTTGCATTTAAAAGTGAAGTCCTTAATCCTCTTATCAATGTTTGTTCTGCACTATCTGCATAACATATATCTGGCATTCCATATAAATTTATTATTTTTAATACAAAATCAACAAACAAATCACCCAATTTATTAGGGTCTATATCTCCAAAATGTCTTTCGCTAGCTAAACCAATAACATCTCTAAAATCTCGACTTATTCCAGTCGCAACAAAAGCATGTCCTGAACCATTACCACCAAAGTCAACACCAATAATAATCTGCGATATTCTTTTTTTAGCTTCTTCTCTTGATATTCTAAATGCTTCTGGTTTATTAGCAAAATTCCTATAACATAAACCTTCGGCAATGCATCTTTTTCCTAAAATATCTCTTAAGTACCATATACTATTTTGGTCATATTGGCTTATAATTTCTTGTTTTCTTATATCTGGAATATTTATATTGTCGAATATTGTAAAATGTTTATAATTATAACCTCCTAATAATTTTCCTTCCTTATGTTTTTTTGCATAATTATCAATGTATTTAGTGTATATATCTGCATTTGGATTATCTGGGTTTAAATCCCAAAATACTTTTCTTCTTTTTGCTGCTAGCTGTCTGTTAAAAGCTTCTTTAATTGTTTTATCATGATGTAGGTTAATTTCTGTTCCAATCCACATTCCATAAGAGTTACCACGGATTTTTTTATAACTATCTTCTTTAGCTGCTCCGTGCAAATATTACTATTTTTTGTTTATTATTAGTATCAGGTCCTTTAATATATAGGCATTCATTACCTTTAAATTTTCCCCAATGACTTTGTCCTCTAAATATGTATTCTAGTCCAAATCCATTTGCATCTCCTATATTCAATTTAGCATTTGCACTTGTTGAGCCAGTTGCTAAATGTATTTTGTCTGGTGTTGTTTTTAATTCATGTGCAAAGGCATACACATTATCAACTGTTTTTCCTGCTCTTACTGCCCCCTCTGCAATATTAAAAGTACAATTTACACAATTTCTTATATATTCTTTGTGTTTATCACCAAAACTAAAATCTATCGTTTTTTTTCTTTTTACATTTCTAGCTACCATATAAATCAGCATCCGTTTCTGAAGTATCTTCTATTTCTTCACCATCCATGTTTTGTAACTCTATTTCCAACCTTTTCTTTTCTATCTCAAGCTTTTCTTTTTCTATTTCTAGTTTTTCTTTATCTAATCCAATCTTGCTTAAACTTTCTATACACCTTCTCTTGGATTCTTGTATCCTTGTTAATGCTTCTTCTATCCTTTGTATAGCCATTGTTGTATTTTCTGCATGTGTTATTGTGGTTATTGCATTATCTTTATTCCATGAAACATTTTGATAATTAGTTTTAGAAATATTGTTTATAGTCATATCTTTATTTTTATCTTGTAGCTCTTTTATTCTTTTTAGCATTCTCATTTCTCTTATAGTTAAAATTTTCAATTCATCTAATAGTGCCTGTTTCTTGTTCTCTATTTCATAATTATCAAATATCTTTTGTTCTTCTTCAGATAAAACACCGGAGAATATGTTTTCATACTCTCCGGTTGTTACTGCTCGTTTATTACCTTTTTCCGCTCCTGGTCCGCCTTTATTACCTTTTGCATTTTTATTTTTCTTTAACGCTTCACTACGATTACTTTTTCTTTTCCATTTATTTTTTTGTATTAAATAAATAAGTTGACTGTTAGTGATGTTGTGTTTTTCTTGTATTTCTTTATATTTTAGCCCTGCCACATAATCTTTTTTTATTTCTTTCTTATTCACATACAATCACCCCACCACTTCTTATTTTTCCTTTCCGAAGATTTCATTGTATATTTTTTCTTTCTTTGAGTATTCTTCTATCATAAAATCTTCAAAAGTCTTGCCTTTTAACATTTGATGCCCCAAAGTAGTTTGATATACACTAGTAAAGCAATCTGCGGTATCAGGCTCTTTCATTTTTTCTGTTACTTTATATTCTTTATTATTAAGTATGTGGCAAAGATTATATGTGTTAGGCTTAAATCCTTTCATATTTTCTATTCCACAACAACACATTTCATCACCAAGTGTTCGTAATCTGTTTTCACCTACATAGAATTTTAATCCATATTTGTGAGCTTCTTCTTTTAATTGTTCAAAATGTTCTTTTAATATTTGTTTATCATATACAAAATCTGCACCTATTTTTATTAAATTTCCTTTTCTTTTTGCAAATTTCATGCCTTCTACAATTATTCCATAAGCTCCAGCTTCAGCAAATCTTTTTATATTTTCTTTTACATCCTTAAATACTTGTGTCATATATGGCTGTATTCTAATATTAACCCTTTTTACATTTTGAGCTAATACTTTTACCATTTCAAGCCTTTCTTCAAATATTGGAGCTCCTGGTTCTAATACATCATATTTTGAACAAACCATACTAATTTGAACAACACAATTACATTTTCTTAATAATGTTAAATATTCATCTTCTATAACTAATCTTCCTTTTGTTGATACTATAAATGGATATTGTGTTTCTGCAAATACTTTTAAGCATTCGTATGATAATTTGTATTTTTTTTCTGCTGGTTGAAATGGATCACTCATTCCACCCCAATGAAGCGGAATATTCCAATCACACCAATTAACAGTTTTGGACCTTTGCCCATTTATAAAATTTAATAATGCTTTTGATGTCTCCCCTTTTTCTATATCTGTTATATCTTTTTTTCTTTGAACAAAACAGTATTTGCATAAATGAGAACATCCTTTGTATGTGTCAAATCTAACTGGCACATCACATAATACAACTTGGCTTCCACAATCAGGCATATTACAACACAATCCTTTCCACTTCATTTATTAATATATCTACTAAAAACTCCTTACCATTTCTTTTAATATACTTTGAAAATCTTTCCTCGTATTCTTTTGGTATATTAAAAGTAATAGCAAATTTATCTAATTCTTTATTTACTGTTGAATAGTCATCTTCTAATAAATCAGAAATAAAATCAATTTTTAGGTTCTCTATTTCTGATTGACTAAATCCTGTTGCAAATAGTTCTTCTTCAGATAAATTTAATTCATCAAATAATTCTTCTAGCTTTGTATTGTCCCAATAACCACTATTCTTATTCAATGACAAATTTAATCTTTTTTCTTGTTTTTCATCAAGATTTACCATAACACATTCTATTTCTTCACATTGTAAATCTTTTAGTATTTCTAGTCTTTGATGCCCTCCGATTACAGTCATATTTCTTGAATTTACTATAATAGGATCAATGCACCCAAACTCCTCGATACTTGCTTTTATTCTTTTGTATGCTTCGTCTGTTTTTTCTAGTTTTTTTCTTGGATTGTATTTTGCTGCTTTTAGATTTGCTATTTTTATTTTTTGAATATTCACTGTAATCAACCTCTTCCTTAAAACATTTTAATTTTCTCTTGCAATTTTTACATTCAAATCTCATACATATATCTAAATTCATTGCATCATCTTCTTTCGTATATAAGAAAAAACTCCCTAAAATTAGAGAGTTTTAAACCTATTTTTACAGGAATTTTTTATGTTAAAATCAAAATATCACATTATCATTATAAATATTATAATAGGAATTGTCTAGGAAATGTTTTGGAAACATTTTTTATTTAATTTTTAAACCATCTATTCCAAAAAATAATATTGATAATTCTTTGATTGCAATGTTTTTAGTGTTTCTTATAGTTCTATCTGAACAATTTAAAATTTCGGAAACCTCTTCTTGTGTTTTTTTATCTTCATTTAAGTATAATAGTTCTATTACTTGTATTCTTCTTTGTATATCTTCTCTTCCAGAGCTTTCACATTTATATCTATAATATTCAATAAAAGTGTTTATATGTTTTAAAATTATGTTAGTTTTATTTTTTGATTTTATTATAGAATTTATTTGCGTTTTTGTTATTTCCTCATCCATATCCAAATCCAACTCATCAAATAGTTCTTCTTTTGATAATTGTGTTTCTGTGTATATTGATTTTTCTGTATGCTGCATAAAATTAGTATAGTTATGTAACAATAACTCTGTATTTCTAAATCTCATATCTGCTTTATGTTTTTTCTTTTCTTCTTTTTCTTTTTCAATTTCAACTAATGCTTTCCTTACCCCCTCATTTACTCCTGCTGTTACACAGTTTTGAATTATATTATATAGGGTAGGATCTACTTCTATTCCTTTGCCTTTCTCACTCATAAAAAGCACCTCTTTCTTTTTATTTCTAAAAAGGCATGTAACTTAATATAATTTTATTTAATCTTTTGCTTTGTTTTTTTCTAATCCTTTTATTCTTCGTATGTAACCATATATGTAGGCATTTACATGCTTCTTTATCATTTAATTGTTTAACAATACCAATGATTATATTTTTAAATATATCTTTTATAGCTTTTATTACTCTTCTAGCAATATCTATAATAGTATCTCATATTGGTTTTGCAAGTTCAATTACTTCATTTTCACTCATAGGATTACTCCTCCTTTGTTTTTTCAATTTCTTCATTTTTAAACATTCCGTATGGTTGTTCTACTGACATACAAATTGGTGGATGCTTTAATCCTATTACAGATAACCATATTTTACCTGTTTTTTCAAATTCTTTCCTTTCTTCTTCACTCATTTCCCAACAAGTAACAATACAATTATCTCTTGTTTGTAATGCTGGTAACTCCCCACATCCTGGTGCTTTTAATACCATGTTTTTATCTTCAAAATCTACTGGTTTCATAATTATTTTCCTCCTCTATTTTTCTTATAATTATTCCAAGCTTTCCAATAACTGCTAAAACTTGTCCTATATCTTTTCTCAACACCTTCATTATGTTCTTTCCATCTTTTCTTTAAATTGTTTCTTTCAATTTTTCTCTGAAAACTCATTTGTATCCCCCCTTTCTATTTTTCTAAATATTTTTTTCCAGAAATCTGTCATATTTTCAATTAATATGCACATTCCTTCCGCAATTGGTGATGTCATTTCAGTTATAATTTCCATCAGTTTCAAAGATATTGTTATTATGAAATAAACTGGCATAAGTAATATCACAATCAACATAAAAAACAACTTTTTCATACCGTATTACCTCCATATATATTCAATATTGTATTATTTCTTAAATAATCTATATGTCTTATTATTTTCAGGTCCTTCTCTCTTATTTTAGTGGGGGTATCTGGATGTCCCATTTCTTTCATTGCTGCAACTCTAAACTTGGCCAATAGTGTTTGTAATGAAATATAATCATCTTCTCCCATTATTCTGTTCCTCCTCTCATAAATGAGCTAAATCCACCTTTTGCAAAATCTATTCCTATTATTGTATTTTTCGACAGTAATCCTTCTTCTATTGCTTTATTTATTTCTTTCTGTACCTCTGTTAGTTTTTCTAGAACAAATGGATTTATTGTTGATACTGATGCTGATGCCATTGCTCCTGCACCATTATCTATTGGTTTTATATCTGGTATCTTTAATAATCTACCACACATTGGACAAAAATTTATTGGTATTTTTTCAGTAAAATTATAATAGCTATCCATACATTTTTCATGATGCTCTATTTCAGTTCCTATAATTTTATAATAACTTCCACTTTCTGTTTCTTTAATGCTTTTCTTATTTTCACAATATTCACACATAATTTCTCACCTCCAATATCTCTAATATTTTTAATACATAATACCTTTGTCCTGGTACTGCTCCCCATTCCTTTTTACCTGTTCCTACATCAACTACACATCTACATTTTACAGATGGCGAGTTGTAATTATATCCATTTCTAAATACTATATAAAATTCTGCTGCTATATATTCGTTTCTAAAATTAGTAGGTCTTGGAACATATCTTTTAAATCTACTATCATAATATGGTTTAATTTCTCTATATTCTTCTTTCTTTTCTCCCTTAACAATCATATCAAACCATTTCTTTTTTATTGGTAATACTAACATTTGTTTACTCCTCTCTAGGAATTAAATTGTCTTTCTCTTTATAGAAATAATAATCATCATCATCTTTTTGATATTCAGAATATATCTCTATATGAGGCTTACATTGATATGTAGCATTTTTATTGTTTTCCAATGCAAACTTTTCTAATACCCTATATTCATAGGGTGATAAATCAATCTCAGTACATGTTCTATCATCACATCCCACATTACAAATTAAATACATTATTCGCCCACCTTTCTACAACATTGTTTTTCATTATCCCATACTACACATTTTTCTTTATAGCACTCGCCAAAGTTTTGATTCTCAATAAGTAAATGATATTCTCCTCTTACTATATTATCTTCATCTATAATTGGTTTTCTTATATTTTGTTGTATAACTCTATATTTTTCTGGACATTTCATATTATTTTAACTCCTTTAATTTTTTATCTATTGTTTCTATTCCCTTTAACAATGCTTTTTTCTGTGTTTCTAATAAGTCTAGAGCATATTGCATGCCTTCTTTTTGCCCTATTAATTGATTTTTAAATTCTTCCACTATTCTTCACCATCCTTTGCTACCTGTAATAAACACATAATTGATATTCCTATAAATGTTCCAATAACTAAACCTAAAATAAATTTAATCATTTGTTCTATCACCTCTCTTATTTATTAGGGGCGAATTGCTCCGCCCTCTATATTGCGATTTTCTGTAATACTTTTTCTTGCCATGTTTCAAGAAATTTATCTTGTTTTTTGTTTGTTTTATTATTATTTTTTGTTCTTTTTTGAACTACTTTATTATTTTTCACTTCGACAGTAACTAATGAAATACTTGGCTTGTCTATCTTTCTCATAAAGTAAATATCACACTCACCCTCTGCATATCTTTCTGTATAAGTTCTAACACAATTATTTTGTTGTTTACTTTCATCAATCAATGCATCTACACTAGCTGCTGGAAATATGATAAATTCTTTATTCTTAAATATATTTCCAGAAAGTATTTTCACTCTGTTTTCAATATCTTTTATCATCTTTTCTTGTTTAATTATTTTTATTTGCTTTTCGTATTTATCGTGCATTGTTTTCAATCTATCTGGAAATAGATATCGTTTATTTTTTAAATCCAACCCTAGTTCTTTTGCAAATTTCAGATAATCTCTATATAAGTGTGCATCTCTTAACTTCTTTTTCCTAAAATAATTTATAAAATTGTCGATTGTTGTATATTCTTTTATTTCATCAATTACATATTCATATCTCTCTAAAAATCTTAACCTTCTAATATCTTTCGTTGTATATTTTTGTAATAGTTTTAATTCTTCATAGCTTATATTATTTTTTTTCATAAAATCATAATAAGTTTTATCTACACCGAATATTTTCTTAAATGATCCTTTGCAAACAAACTGTCTTGCATCTTCAGCTAATCTATATAATTTCATTTCAATTAATGTTTCAAAACTATCATATTTTGCTACTGATAATAAACTTCTTAAATCTATATTATCGTTCTTATATTTTTTGGCATATTCCCATAATCTTGAATTTTCATATATTGTGTCTTTCAATACTTGTTTTAAATTGTCTATATATAAATAACCCTGTGGCATACTCTCATACCAATATCCATCGTATGCTCTCCATTCTCCTTCGTTTTCTTTATGATGATATACAAATGGTCCACATTGAGCTATACTTACTCTCTCATTTCTTATTTCTCTATAATCATCATCTACTATTTTTCTTGCATATTCTACAGTATCATGCTCCATCTCTTGTTTTTCTGGGTTATATATAGTTTCCATTTCAAATATTCTAATTACTAATTCTCCATTAACTTTATCTAGTAGCAATATATTGTCTCTTTTTTTCCAATGTTTTAGCCTTCCACTTCTCACCCAATATTTATTTTTACAATATGGACAAGTATGTTGTGTCTTTACATCAGGACCTTTATTAATAAATGTATGTGTTTGTTGACAGTTAGTACAATAATATAAATTTTTTGTTTTTAATATCAAATTGTGATTTTTTTCTCTTTCATATATGAATTCATTCCAATTTTTAGGTAATGTAAATTCTGTTTTCATACTTTTTATTAATTCTCTAGTAGCTTTTTTTAAGTATCCCATTGCAATTCCCCCCTATGATAATTGCAAATATGTACCATCTTTAAATTCTTTATATGTAACAGGTCTGCCTTTGTATTTCATAACAATATCATCATCCTTATGTGCTGGTACATCTTCAATATTATTTACTTTGGCTTTTTCTTCTTGTTTTTCCACATTATCAACAGTTTTAGTATTTTCTTCTTGCTTTGTTGCCTCTTCTTTTTTCTCTTTCTTGTCACTAGTTTTTAATCCTAATGCTTCATTAGTCTCATCAAAATAATGTACTGCCAATCCATAAACTTCTTCATCTTCTATAACTGCACATCCATTTTGTGCTTTCTTTTTAGCTTCGCCCTTTATGAACTCCCACATATCTGTTAAATTTTTTTCTTCATTTAGAAACTTGTCGTTCATATCTTCTCTATTTATTAAATATTCAGCAACTTTTTTTATGTTTGCATCTTTTTCTTTTTGTGATAATTCTTTGATTCTTTTAATTCCTTCCATTTAGGTTTCCTCCTATAATTCAATAATTTTCAAATTGTATTTATCTTCAAATACTTTTTTCTTTGTAATATATTCTTTTGTTTTAAATCCTTTTATATCAATAATTTCTGCCGTTCCATCATTGTTAAAAATAATGAAATCCGCTTTATATTTTAGTCCTTCTGCTAATATGAATATAGGCTGCAAACAAAATCCTTTTATATCTTTCGCTTGTAGCCTTAATTTCAAATTGCAATAAAACTCCGCTTCTTTTTTACTATCAAAGGTATGTCCATCAATTTTTGTCTTTATTGCTCCATATTTACTTTTTTTACCTTTATTCTTTTGATATTCTTGATACTGTTCAATACTCCAATGTTCTTGATTTTTCATTTTCTACCTCACTTATATTTGAGTTTGTTTCTGAAAATTTATTTTTTAGTATTTCTTAAGTTTTTCTTTAAACTACTTTCATATAATTCTCGCCAATTTTTATATCCTGGAATAAATCCTTTACAATTTCTTGTGCCAATGAAATTATAATCACTTAACTTATTACACCCTAAACAATATTTGCATAAAGTATCATTTCTTAATTCAGCCATCTTCATCACCTTTTAATAATAAATTGTAAAATGATTTCCTGTTTTTTCTTTAAATTTATGGCATTGTTCAAGTAATCCTTTTTGTTCTCCATTTAACATACATTTTGGAAATTCATTTTCTCTTTCATGATAACAACACCATTCACAGTTTTCACATATTTTCAAATCATTTGTTAATAACTCTGATCTTTGTACTCCCATTCTTATTCCTTTCACTTTTTCTCAAATTCTTTTCTTAAGCATGTTATAAAATAATTTATAAAATCTTTTATTTTATCTTCACTTTCAATAGGTATATATTTTTCTGTTTGATAGTATTTAAGCATGAATTTATTTCTTGATAATTCATTTAGATATATTTTATAAGGGCTTAAATATATCTCTGTAATAGTCCAATATTGTAGCTGTAATGCAAAAATTCTTTCTTCAGTTAAATACTTTGTATCTTCAACATATAATTCTAATCTTTTAAGTGTAGTTATAATTGCAATTCTGTTCATTTCCTCCAGATTTTCAAAATTATTTTCTTTATATATTAAATAATTAAATAATTTATTTAATTTAGTTTTATTTAATTTATTATTTATATTATTAATAGTATTATTATATATATTATTAGATGTGGTTACTTCATTGGTTATTTCTTCGGTTGTTTTGTTGTTTTTAAATTGTTAGATTGATAAAAGTCATATTTTTCAATGGTTATAAGAGTATATTTGTTGGTTGATTTGATGGTTATTTCATTGGTTGATTGTAGCTTTTTTATGCTGGTTCTTATTTGTTGTTCTGTTAGTCCTGTTTCTTCAGATAAATGTTTTCTAGAAGTTAAAACTTGTCCTCTTTTTATTTCGATATTATTCCATATAGTATCTTCATAACTAGCCTTTAATAATAAATGTATAAATAGAGATTTAACATTTGTATCTTTATACCATTCCCAACGAGTAAATTTTTTATATAAACTTATCCATCCTTTACTGATTTTATCTTCCATAAAATAACCTCTTTTTCTTTATAGTGGGGAATATAAGGGGCTAATACTCCCCACCACAACTATTAATCATCGAAAAAGTCATCATCTGTATTATTAACTACATTATTGTCGCTTACTTTTGTTGTTTGTGTTTCTTCTACTTCTTCTTTTACTATTTTAGCTTTCTCTGCTGCTTTTTTTGATGTACCAATTTTTTCCTCTTCTTGAACTGGTTTTTCAATAACTGTTTGTTCATTTATGTTTTCATTGGCCAATGTTGGTTCTTGTTCATCATAAGTTGTTTCTATATTATCAACATATTCATATTCGCCATTTTCTTTTATTGTAGCCATATCTTTTGTATATGCTTCTTGCATTTCAATACTCATAATTCCCCATTTAGATATAAGTTGTCTTAACATTGTTTTATAAGCCATACCATCAAAATCTTTATACCAGAAACTGCTGTATTTCCATAAATCACTTTGAGGTATTTTACCTTCTTGTAAGTTTTTATATGACTCTGAATTAAATGCTTGTGAATATTTATTTGCATGTGCTAACATTTTCTTTTTAGACCAATACAGCGTTTTTCTAAATCCATTTTGATATTCAAACATAGCATAATATCCAATTGTATTTGTTTCCTCTCTTAATTCATCATCTTCAATTAGATTTACTTCTATTTCTTCAGCTAAAGGATCATATTTTATCAATTCCCCTTCTTTTATTGCTAATACATTTATTTTCTTATAATATCCGCTTCTGATTGCTAATTGTATATATCCTTTATAACCTAGTTGGAATTGTGCTACTTTACAACTTCTTTTTTTATCATTAAAAGGTACTAAATAATATTGGCCAAGTTGTGGGCTAGGTGTTAAATTTAATGATTGACCTAGTAAAGCTGCACTTACAATACTTGAATGGTCACATTCTGCTAATCCAGGATTTGTACTAACTGCTGATATAATTGCTGTAATAAATTGTTGTCCCTTTTCTCCTCCTACCATCTCGTTTATTTTCTTTTTCATTGCATCTTGTGCTAAAAATGCACTAAATGTTTGTTTTTGTTCTTTTTTTACTAAACTATTTTGAACTGCCATATTCTTATTCTCCTTTCATTAATTTTTCTAATATTTTTTTAAATTCATCTTCATTTTCCTTTGATATATGAATTTCTTGAACTTTTATATTTGTTGGTATTTTATCTTTTTCTCCTAATCCTAGGCTTACAGCATATTTAATTTTATGAGTTTCAATTCTACCTTGCTCTTTAATTTGTTTTATAAATACTGCCAATGCTGTTAATATACTTTCTTCATTATTTCCAGACACTTTAATTAAAGTGTCTCTTTTATTTTCTACTAGATGTATGTCATACTCGCATTTTCCTCTATTTTTAAACATGCCTTATTTTTCCTCCTTTATAATAAATTTAATTCCAGTTCTATCCAATTCTTCTATATTCATTGTTGTAAATGCTGGAATACATACTAAATTTTTTCCAGAAGATGCAACAAATCCTCTTACTATTGCTATTGATTTTACTGCTTGATTTACAGCTCCTGCACCTACTGCATTTAATTCTACTTTCTTATTTTCGTTTATCATCCCAGCTATTGCTCCTGCAACGGAGTTAGGATTTGATTTACTAGATATTTTTAAAATTACATTTTCCATTATTCTACCCTCCCAAATTTAATATTGTTTGCTTTTAAGAATTCTCTTAATGCAAATTTTTGTCTTTGAGTAACCCATACTCTAAAATCTAATTGTTGTAATTCTTCACTTTCTTTTATATTTACTTGATTATTTATTATATTTTCTTCACTTTTTGTTATATTTTGTGAATTTTCTAATGTCTCTAATTTTTGATTTGTTTCTGTAATTCTTTGTGCTTCTTGTATAGACAAACTTAATATTGATGGGCTTTTTATATTATTAAAATAAAAATCCTTTACTTGTTTATTTATAGTTGGATCCGTGATAGTTGCATCTAATGTACTTAAATCCATTTTTGTTTTTTCAAATATATGTGTAATATCTGTTTGCACTTTTTTCATAGAATAAGAACTATTTAACCATCTTTCTTCAAATATTAAATCAAAATCAATTAAATCATTAAATTCTCCAACATTTTCAATCCAGTAAGTCATAATTTCTTTTAATTTTTCATCTTTTTGTTTTTGTTCAAATGCTTTTACTTGTGTATCTATTCCTGTTGATACTTCTGTAACCATTCCCATTAATTCCTTGCATTTTTCTTCAAAATCCATATATGGTTCTAATAATTTATTTTTTATTCTTTTTTTCTCATCATTTATTGCTGTACTAACTTTATTAAGTAGTGCCCTATCTGCCTTTGCTTCTTTAATATTTTGTTCTGTATAAACTAAATCTTTGTATTTTTCTAAACTAGCTGTTAAACTTGCTTTTAAATCTTCATAATTAAATTTTATAGGCTCTAATGCCTGTATTTCACTAACTTGTAACTCCATAATTTTTATTTCTCCTTTTCTATTAAAATATTTATTAGTGCTGCTATTCCTCTTCCGTCTCCTTTTATATGAGTAGGCATTGGACCTGTTATTTTACCTGTCCCTGCCCAAAATTGGAATAATTGGTTGTCATACTTTCTATATGTATGAAAATGTCCTGTTTTTATATTTTTCAGCACAAATTTAATATTATGTTTTTGAAATTGCTTAATTGCATAATTACTTCTCTGTTTATTTCTTTCAATTTTGTCTGATTTTTCAAATATTTTACCACTACAAGAATCACATTCTCTTGGGTATCCTGGTTCTTTTCCATCTATAACTTCTCCACAGGTCTGACAACATAATCCATCAGCTACATAATCCTCAAAATAACTCATTTTTTCTCCTTTCTTATATTTCTGGTAATACTAATGGTGGCATTTTATCTTTTACAACATATTCATTCCAAAACTCTATTTCCTTCTCTGAAAGCATTTTTATATCTTCCTCAACATCTTTCCTTAATATTTTGTAATGTTTAGTTTCTAGCCTAATTTCACCATCATAGTCATACTTTAATTGTGCTTTTAATATTACAAATGAATAACCAGTTACATTTAAGTAGTGTAAAACTTGACAATAATAATTGTCTGGAATTTTTTCTTTCCATTTTTCTTTTTGCATAGACTGTAATATGTTAGTTGTTTTTATCTCTAAAATCCCTAATTCTCCTGTTTCTTTATCAACAAGTTGTCCATCTAAACTAGCAAATAAAAATGTATGTATAGGATGTTTTATTATTGTATTTTCTTGGTGTGAAACTTCATATTGTGGAAAATCTAATTTAAATAGTTCTCTTAAATGTTCCTCTGCTTCAGTTCCATATTTCACATAAGGTTTATCAGATATATCTATTGCTTCTTTTCTGCCTGTTTTTTCTTCCCATAAATCAATGTTAGTTTTATATGGATTAAGTCCAAGTATCGTTGCTGCATCAGAACCACCAATTCCATTTTTTCTTTCTTCAAGCCATTCTTCTTTATTCATTTTTTCTCACCCCTTTTTTTGCTTTTTTTGTTCCAATAACAACCATTGCAAGTTGTATTTGGTCCACAATCACATCCAGTTGGATTAGTACACATTTTTGCTCCTTCCTATTGCACCTCAATTCATTTTGTGATAAAATGCAAATGAAGTAAATTTATATAAATTTATTTTGAACTATCTATTGCTTTGGTTGGTTGTAGGTAGTTCTTTTTTTATATTATCTTCACAGATAAATAAGATTTGTTGTAAAATTTCTCTTAATTCAGCCTCGTTATGAAATTCATCTATATCTGAAATAAGATCTTTAATTTCTTGATATCCATTCATATTATTTTCCTCCCTTCAATTGTTTTAATTTATATTTCATTTTTGCTAAAGTAATAATGTGCCATATATAACAATCATGTAATCTATCTTTTTCCATGTTTTCCTCTCCTTTTATTTTCTTCACTTTCTTCATAAATTGTTTCTATAACTAATACTACCAACAGTCCAAGAACTGGTATTAAATACTCTCCACCATAAGCTTGATAACCTCTTAATTTATTTGCATAATTAATTGATAATATTGTTAATATAATTGTTCCTATAATTACTAATATTTCTAATATTCTTACTACAAATTTCTTTTTATTAACTATTCTCATTTGTTTCACCTCTCTTTTTTCCTACATACTCCATAAATTTACTTTTTATAATTATGTAATTCCAATTTCCTCCTGGTTTTTCTGGTGGAATTGCAAATCCAAAAGGAAATATGCCTTGCCTTAATCCTGACCTTATTCTTTCAGCATTTGTGTGTAAAACTTTTCCTGCTTGATAAGGTGTAATTCTTTCAACTGGTTCTAAATCTTCCATTTTTAAAAATACCTCCCTTTTTGTGTGTTGTACCGCAATTAAATTTTAATTTTTTCATATAAATTCCTTTCTGTTCGTTTTTTTGAACAAATTAGTCTAAAAAAATATACTTCGTATAATCTAGTTTGTTTTGTTTACAATATCTTATAACACCTTTAACGATTTTTGGGCTATGATCTATTGCTTTTTTATTAAGAACTAAATTTACATATGATGCATCAACCCCTATCGTTTCTGCAAAAGCTGTCTTGTTATTACGAAATCTCTCTTCTACTAACTTCAATATTGCTTCAATATTTAGTCTCATTTTATCACCTTCCCTTTTGTTTATTTTTTTGAACAAGTTAAGTATATATTTTCTTTTTTAAAAAGTCAATACTTTTTGTTTATTTTTTTAAACATTTTTTGTTGACTTTTTTGAAACCCTGTTATATACTATATTCGGAGGTATAAAAAATGTTTGAAAAAGAAAAATTTGCTAATATTTTAAAAAGAATAAAAGAAACTTACGATAGCCAAGAACAATTTGCTTTCTTTTCTGGTATCGGAAGAACTTCTATATCACAATATATGAATTGTAAATTATCTTTTCCACCAAAACCAAAGCTACTTGAAAAAATTGCTAATTCATCAAGAGGTATAACTTCATACGAAGAACTAATGCAAATTTGTGGTTATATAACTATTGATGATACAACATTGACACCAATAACAAATTCATTACAAAAAGAAGCCAATTTTTTCACAATTCCTACTTTTAAAAATAATAATGGTGAACTAGAATATACTTCTGAAGATATTGTTTTACCTAAAAATGTAGATACTTCAAATCAATATTTTGCATATATATCTGATGACGAATCTATGGCTCCCCTATTCGGTATTGGAGACATAGCAATAATACAAAAGATGAATACTTATGAATTTGGTAAAATATATTTGATTAAATTAGAAGATTCTATATTATTAATAAGGAAAATAGTACAAATTGAAAATGGTATAGAATTACAATCAATGAATCCATATTTTCCAAATTTAAAATTAAAAACTGAAGAACTTACTACAAAGAAATTTAAGATACTTGGTAGAATGATAAAATCAGAAAATAGAAGTGCTTATAAATAGAAAGGGGGTTACTTATAATGAAATGTAAATCTTGTGGAAGTGAAAATGTTAATGTGCAAATGGTATCTGAAAGTGAATTAAAAACTAAACACCATGGCATTTTATATTGGTTATTAATAGGTTGGTGGTGGAAACCACTTTTATGGATATTCTTAACAATTCCAATGCTATTGGGTACTCTATTTGGACACAAAAAACAAAAATTAGTTACAAAACATTCTAGTATTGCCGTATGTCAAAGTTGCGGTTATAATTGGAAAATAAAATAAAAAAACGGATAATGTGAAAGTTATATTTTGCGGTACAACACACATTATCCGGAGTTGTAGACACTTCGAAAAGTGAATACATTTGTATTATATATAAATGTACTCTATTTTTCAAGTGTTTCAAGAAAATATTTTGAAAAATGGAGGTTTTTTTATGTCAAAAAATACATTTGATAAAAGACCTAACGGAAGCGGATGTGCTGCTTTTTTAGGCACACGGAAGAAGAAAACCTTGGGGTGCTAAAATTACAATAGGAAAAGATAAATATGGAAAAAATGTATATCATTTTATAGATACTTTTGAAAAAGAATTAGAAGCATTAGTATGTTTAGAAAATTATCATAATAACCCTACTCCACTTTATATAAAAGAAGATAAGTATAATAGAATAGTTACATTTCCAAAAATTCCATATCCATTAGTTGCTGTTAAAGATCCTAAAAAAGAATTAGTCAATAAAGTAAAAAAAGATAATTATACCTTCAAACAAGTATATGAATTATTTGAAAAAACAAAAATGCTAACTAAAGAAGAGGCTCAATTAGAAAAAATATATCATATACGACCAAAAAACAAGCCTTATGGTAGACATTATTGTAGGGCTATGAAAACTGCTTTCCACAATTCCAAAGCATTACATGATAAAGTTTATAAGGAATTAAGGGCATCCGATTTTGATAAACATTTAAAAGAATCAAAAAGAGGTGCAGATTCACAAAAGCAAATGGTTAATCTATTTACTAATTTAGATAAATTTGCATTATCTGAAGATATAATTGAAAAAGGTTATGCTCAATTTATTGGAACTGTTACTTCTAATAGAAAAGAAATAAAAAAAGCAAAAGGCAAAAAAGTAGAAAAAGAAAGATTATTCACTTATGAACAAATTGCTTATTTATGGAATTTTAAACCTAGAAGAAAAGGTCGCCAACAAGAAAGCCAACAAGAAAGAGAAACATTTATTAGAGATTTTTGGTTAATGCTTTTATATACTGGAACTCGTGCTGATGAACTTCTTTCTGTATATACTGCAAATGTATTTTTAGATGAATGCTATTTTATAGGTGGTTTAAAAACTGATGCAGGTATAAATAGAGAAATACCTATACACCCTGCTGTTAAACATCTATTTGAAAAGTATTATAACCCTGAAAATGAATTTTTATTTATGCAGCCTAATGGCAAAAAAGTAGATTATGATTATTATTTATATCATTTCCAAAATAATTTTGTTGAATTTCATCCAGAACTTGCAGGACATACTGCACACGATGCAAGACACATGTTAAGAAATGAATTAAGAAAACTTGGAGTAAAAGATATAATTATAAATTCTATAATAGGACATAGTAATGATGATGTTGGGGAAGATGTTTATTCTCATGTATCAATAGAAGAAAAACAAGAAGCAATAAAAATGATTACTTATAAACCACAACAAAAATTATATATTTTAGCTTCAAATCAATAATTAAAATATCATAAAAACCTATTTAGACCTATTAAAACTCGTTCAGTTATCAACAAAATATACACAAACAAATAATACCAAGCATCAAAGTGCTTGGTATTACTGCATTTCA